TCAACACAGCCCTTGATATTCCAAATCGCAATCCTTTGATCTCTAGGAAGGGAAGGGTCGTAAGCATCGGCATTCACTTTGCCGTAGATGCCTTGGTCAACGGCATACTTAAGCACATCGACGATTTTGACATTGCAAGCGACTCGCACCGTCAAGGCGTTTACAGTGTCCGCCGCTTGTTGGTCGCTTGTGCCTTGGTATTGAGATTTCTGCAGTTCTTCAATCAATGGTTCGTCGTTCATACTACAACTTTAATTCCTGTTAGAGCAATAAGATTTTCGCAACCTCGCCAAAATCCAACAGCGTCCAACACCGGATTCAGCCAATTCGTCATCACGCAGTACCGTACTTCAAACGGTGCCTTGTGATGCCCTCCGTGATGCTTGGCATTTTGCACCAAGCCTATCTCCTGTAGCAGTTCGATAAAACGATTGCACTTTCCCTTCGAGTGTGCCCAGGCATGTACCTCGTTGGCTTGACTCAGCAAGGCAAACGTTAGCCAACCGTCACGCCAAGCAGGGATGCAAAGACAAGCGATCATCGGAACCATCGAAGGTACGATCGTCGTCCAATTGCGATTCCAGTACGTCCCGCGCGTAAGTCCTAACGGGTCTTTGTGATGCTCCTTGTTCGGCCCACCGATGAGCACCCCGAGCAAAAACGGAGTATCTGCTGTTAGGTATCGATCCTCCCACCAGTGAAACACACCGGCGATGAAATCCGCAACTGCCAACGATACTAAAAACCATCCTAGGTAAGCAAAAAAGACCGTCATAGTCCTATCCGTTCTGCTGCTTCAAGTGACAGATAACCAACGTGCGTTGATCTCCTAGATCCCCGCTGAATCTCAAATGTAGGTGCCCTGCTATAACCGTGATTCGGTGGCTCGCAAAGCATTACTTTCCAGCCTGCTTGCTGGAAACGTTGCCACTCGATCGACTTCCAATTCTCACACGGTGGGCAGTTCGGTATCGTGAAAATCGTGATCTCTTTCGATTCGGCTTGGACTGCTTGATAAGCCTGACCGCTTGGCTTTTGTTGAATCGCTTTGCTGGCTTTTTCCTCAAGCGACTTCACACGACCTTCGAGATACTCAAGCTCAAGGGCCTTCAATTTCGCCTGTTCAAGCTGATCCTGGCTGGCAACGTTGCCACCTGAAAACGCAAAGTAACCGACAGTCAAGCCAACCAACAGACCTACGACAAGTCCAGGGATGCAACCTAAAATCAAGTCGCCGTACTTGTCAAAAAAATTCTCAATGCTGCTTTTTTCTATCACGGTATCCTACCTGATCTGTCGGAAGTGAAGATTGATCGTAATCGCACCGGTTTGGTTCGATGCTGCCTTAAGCCTTAGCTTGTTGTCGTACCCTCGCGCCGAGGCCAAAAAGATTGCCGAGTTCACCGGGACATAACGCTTGGTCGAACTCAGCAAGGTCGTGTGTGCTGTGGTCGAATCGGCCTGATAAACCGTAAGCCAATGCGTGCCATCGAAGTTGATTTCATAGCCAACGTTTGCACCGTCGAATCCATCATCGTTGAGGCTGATCGCTAGGAGGCTCTGGCCCTCTGGGATCGTGACTTCGCTGCTCGTGCTTTGTCCGTCAGCGATCGCAACCGAAAGAATATCCTGCCTCATGTGTACACCTGTGATTCAATTTCCCAAGATCCATCTTCGTTATCAAGTGCGGCCTGTACGTCTGCTTCACGAAGGATTGCTTCGTCGAGCATCTTGAGTTCCTCTAGAAGTGACTTGCGAAATCCAACATGGTCAACCGTAGTCCCACCGTCAGCCGTATTCGCGTTTGGCTTGCCTCCGACGCTCGTTAAAGTCATCGCTGCAAGTTGAGCCGCTACCGTCTCTCGTCTCGTCTTTAGATCGTCAAGAAAACTCATGCCGCACCCCTTAGAGTTATCCTAGTCGAGCTATGCTCACCTAGAGGCCAAGACGCTCGGCTTCGGCTGCATCGAGGATCGATTCTTCCTCTTGTGTCAAAGCGTTCCCACGTTCAGACTTTGCTCGTATCATGGCGATTCGCAGGCTGACTTTCCGGTTCTCCTCGCGCCTTGGATCGAGGCATTTGACCCACAACGGGTACGACACCGGGTCAACCTGTTTAGTTGGATTCTTAGGGTGTCCGGTCGTGGCAACGTACCACCGTAGGGCCTCGGACTCGTCACAGCAATCGATTTCCTTGGTCGGTAGCCCTGTGTTGGTTGCAATCGGCCCGACATGGAATTTGTACCCCTCGCCGACAGTCACTGCCTCCGATGGCCTGATAGGTCGCTGGGCACCGGAATCCTTTTGAGCCGCTAAAGCTTCTTCTTGTTTCTCGACCGCCTTCTCGCGCTCTTTGAGGGCTGCCTCAGCCGCTTCGAGTCGCTTGAGTCGTTCGTCCATTGTCGCTTCGTCTTTGCCTTCTTTGGCCATCTGCAATACTCCGTTTCGAGGGATGAATAAACGCAACGTTGCAAAATTCTAGCAACAAAAAAGGGCGTTCGCTACAGACACAAAAAAACCGCCCAGGTTTCCCCAGGCGGCTTCCATCCCTCAATCGACCAGACGAGACTTAGAACTAGGTGTTCTTGACCATCGTCAAGCGTTCGCGAACACCAGCGGCCCCACGCTCGGAGGCCTTGTATCGAACAACAATATCTCGGGTGAATCCGACTTCGCTGTTCTCGTCGCTTTGCGTGACAGTCAAAGGCCAGTTCTGCATGTATACGAAGCTTTCCTTTGGTCGTCCTGCGAACCAAGTCGAATCGCTATTGGTTCGTTGCTTGACGTACTGACCGGACAAAATCCTCGGAGCACCGGCAACGCTGTTTCCGTTGACGTAGGTTTGGTTGTTTCCGCTGGTAGTTCCTTGGCGGGTCATCGAAGCATTCACGATCCGGTTTGCCAAAGTCTCAAGAGCCTTCGGAACGACTACCGTGTCAATTTCGACGCTGATCGGTTCGCCGGTGATCGGGTCTACCATGCCGTTAAACTTTTGCTGAGCCGTATCAAACGAAGTCCAATCGGCCAGCGTGTTGCTGACCGTGTTATCCGCTTGGTACGTTGCCACGGCTGCTGCTCCGTTTCGGCGGTAAACCGTCGAGATTCCAAGCGCTACGTCAAGGATCCGTTTTTCTCGGTTGATCCCTACTCGCTGTCCGGTTCGTCCGCACTCCTGCAACAGAACCCCGGTTCGATCGAAATAGATCGCCTCGCGGGTAACGTTGAGAATCAATCCTCGCTTGATCGTTTCCGGAGTGTCGATCCATTCTTCGCCCAACACTGCGTTCGGGTACTCTTGGCCCTCGTTGACCACATCAAGGTCATCACCCAAGCGACCGACCCCAGGGATTCGCTCCCCGGAGAACTGCGTTTGGATGACCTCGACAAGCTGATCACCGATCAGGCCCGGAGCGTTGAACCCTTGCAGGGTTGCCGTGTACATGATCTGTCCGCTGATGTTGGCGAACATCGAAGTATCGACAAGCTCTGCGGATTCTTGGATCTGGAATCCACCCATCGAAGATGGTCGGAGCATGTTCACAGCCTCGCGCCCATCGGGTACGAACTGTTCGAACAACTCTCGAATCGACCAGCGGGACGCCAAGTCGTTTGCATCCTGCTTGAGCATCTCCTGGAAGTCGGTCACGAAACGCTGGAAAGCGTTATCGCGTTGAGCAGCTTCGCACAACCGTCGCAGTTCTTGGTGACGACGGGTTTTCATGTTGACAATTGCCATGGTTCTAAATCCCTAAATTCCCTTGTAAAAACCTGTCGTCCTCAACTCCGAGGACTGAAAATTAGACTGCTTGGTTGCAAGCAACGCCATCGAACTTGACGGCTTGCTGTGCTGCTGTTCCGTTCTTTGCTCCAAGCATTGCCGAGGTTTCGGTAGCGTTGGCATAAGTACGATCGAGCATCTTGTACACGGTGGATCCGTTGATCTTGAAAATCACCTCAACCAAGCTCGAAGTCTTGGGAATGATGTCGATTTCCAAAAGCTGAAAGGCTGCCGAAGCTGCCGTGTTCGCCTGCTTGTTGAGGCTGTTGGTCGCCGATAGTTCAGCGATGGTTTGAGTTGATCCGTCGGAGTAGATCACGTTCCACAGCGTCGATCCGTCCTTGGCGAAGAATCCAGCACCGCTAAAGCTCGACTTTGGCCCCGCTCCAGCGTCTTGCAAAGCATTCGCTGCAACGCCATCCATCAGGCCAGCGTAAACGTTTGCAGCGTTGGTAGCTGCTTGGCTGAACTGGCAAAGAGCCTCGAAGCTAATCGGCTTCCCGGCTGCGATCTTAAAAAGCTCTTTCGTCGCGACGTAGGCTTCGTCGTTGTCGGCGGCGGTTCCGTCCGATGGACTGATCGTAAGCACTCCACCGACTTCATCACCGACCGCAGCTGTACCGCTATCGGTCAGGGTCGAAGTCCAAATCGCCGAGTTCAAACCGGCAAAATGATCGTTAACGCCGAAGGTGCTTGGAAGCTTCAAGGCTGCATCAGGAACAAGTAAACCCTTCATTTTTCATCATCCTCTTAGTAGGTTGAGTAACCGAAACGAAACTGATAGCAGGGCAACTAGCCGAGCATCCTCGAAAATTCTTTGAAGTCTGCGGGATACGCTCCCGAGGCGGATTCGTGCATTACCGATCCGGTACGCTCTGGGCGCTTTCCGGTGGCAACGTTTCCAGGCTTCCAGGTCTTAGCAAGCTCGATTCGATCGGCTTGATTCAGCGGAAGCAAGGCTTTGATTCGCAGCGCCGTTGGCTCGATGTTCGATTCAACAAGCAGCGTTTTGCACTTGTTGTTTTCTAGCTCACTCTTGAGCGATTCGACTTGCTTGGTCAGCGATTCGCAGAGATTCGCGACGTTGCGTTTTTCTGATTCTTCCATGGCTTTCTTCTTGGCCATTTCTTCCTCGGTCATGCCCGAGCCCATCGCAGCATCGGCCTGTTCTTTGGCCATCATGATCGCCTTGATCTTAGCCAGCTTGCCAGCGGTGTCCAAAGTCGAATCGTCGAGCACTTTCATCATGGCCATCTTGAAGGCTTGCCCGATGCCGTTGTCACCTTCGTCGTCGCCGTACTCAACGTCCATTTCCTGAAGCTCAGGATAGGCTTTCATCATGCCTTCCATCGGAGGACGCATTTCGGCTTCACAGGATTCGACAATCGCTTTGAATTTCTTTTTCATGACTCGCTCTTGGCTCTCGAAAAGTCCGTTGTTGGTTGCTGGATCGGCAACGATATCGACCGACCGAACGTCAAGCAGTTCGACCACTCGGCGCTTACCGTCGATTACCTGCTCGTCCCCCGCTGCATCGTGGGACAGGCCAAACGTTTCCGGGAACCGCTCGGCTGCTTCGATAAGCTGCGGGGTTGCCGGATGCGTTTTGAGGTAATGAAGGTCAGCATAGATCGATCCATCTTTAAGGCGTGCATTCTTGAGAACGCCCCATCGATCCTCTATCCGTCGGTCTTGCTGTACCTG